CTTGTGTGCCCTCGGTATAAGAGATTAAGTCCAAAAACTTACGCACGTTAGGGTTTTGCAGTGCTTGCTCTAACTGCTTGCGTGTTGCCATTAGCCACCCCCTAAGATACCACCAATGATTGATGCACCCGCGTTGTTTTGTGTTTTAGACTTTGTTTTCGGCTTCGTAGTCGTTGGTGCGGTCGGTATCATGTATTGACCAGTACGAATACCATTAGCTAACTTCTCACGGTACGCTTGACGGGCTTGCACTGCTCTGAATGCTTGCGCGATAATCTGCTTTTTCTGCATCGGTGTTTTGCTTGCAGATGCCTGAATATCCATCAAGATTTTACGCTCGCCCTCTGTTGGTGCTGCGCCAAAGGTTGCTTTAAGCTGCGCGAGTGCTTGACTGGTTGCTAAGTTATCGTAAAGCACCGTATTGTTAGCCTTTTCACCTGCCAAGCCTATGTTACTCATACCCTTAGCACGACCAGTTGCCGCAAAGCCGCTATAGGTTTCATCAGTGAGCTTCATCATCTTATCGAGCACTTGAATGACTGATTTATCAGCGTTCTGTTGGTCTTGGATTTCAAACAGTTTCTTTTGCTCAGTCGTGTTGAGTTTACGAACGGGCTGACCGTTTGCGCCTACCACGGGTTGCGCTTTGGTTGCTGCGGTATTGGCGTTTTGCTGTGCGACTGCCGCGCCTGTTTGCGCCTTGTACCAGTCAACGGCGGTTTTCTCGCTTGCCGTGTTCGCACTTATATTGGCGGTATCAATGCGTCCTTGATAATTGGTATCGGCGTTATACATAGTGCCTTTAAGCGAGTTATCAGAGTTATACATACTACCGGCAACCGTGTTTTGGTTATTCGCTCGGCTTGTTTCATTGGTAGCAAAGTTATCAGGCGATTGACCATAAGCGACGCGCTGTGTCGGTTGTCCTGCCTCCCCTGTGTATTGGTCAACTGAGTACATATAAGCCGCGTCTTTACCGTCCAAGACTTTAGCTTCTGGCGATGTTGCCTTAAAGCCCTCAATCGTGCCACGCGCTAATTGCTGCATGACTTTTGCGGCGTTCTCAGGGTCTTTCATCATCATGTCGATGATAGCGCCTTTTTGATCGGGATTAATTAAACCGTTTTGTTCAAAGTCACCAAGCATGACAGCGAAATATTGCGGATTCTGCGTTAATGCCCCTGCTGATATTTGGCTATACTTATCGGTCATGTTCTTAATGGTTTGACCTTGCGTTTTAACGCCAATCTCACCAGTTTTAGCGCCTAATTCGCCAATTTCACCGTAAACCTTGCCAATATCAGCACTGGTTTTTAGGTTATCGAGTGCTGCTTTCTGTCTATCTTCTTCGTACTTTTGTAGCTGTGGCACTAATGCGCCCGCGTACTTATGTTGTTGTGCAAGCTCTAAGCGTCCGTTATGGTCGCCTACTTTCATAATCTCGTTTAGTGCTTTCTGCTGCTGTCTTGCTTCGTATTCTTGACGTAGTTTTTGACCGTCACGGTATTTCTCGGACAATCCGCTAATATCGACTACCCGCCCCAAAAGCGGGGCATTATTTGGCTGTATCATTACTTACCCCTTTACTTACCCCAACCCAATGCAGACGCACCCAAACCTAATATATTACCCCAACCGTCTGCCCTAGCATTGGCTGCACCTGTTAAGGCGTTAGCATAAGCATTAGACGCGCCCATGTAGGCATCTGCTTGCATACCTGCCGCGGTTAAACCTAAGCGACCTAAATCACTAGCAGAGTTTTGCCCCAGTTGAGACACGCCAAATAACTGATTAAACCTCTTGCTATCTTCACCGTCATAAATACCATAATCTTGACCTCTTGCACCCATGATTGTTCCTAGCGCGTTCAAGCCGTGGTTTTGATTCAATGACTGCGCGTTCTGCATAGAATTGGTGTTAAACATATTCGCTTGCTGCTGCAAATTGGCGTTATTCAAGCTAGAGTTGTAGTTCATGTTGCTGTTGAATTGGTCGGTATTCTGTGACATTGCCGCGTTGGTTGTGTCCGATGCAAACTGTCTGTTAGCATCATCAACAAATATATTATGGTCTTGACCACGTAAGCCTGTATCAACCCCAAACTGCTGTTGTTTCTGCGATTGGTCGCGTTGCCATGCGTTGCTGTATTCTTGACTGGCTAAGCCGCTATTATGTTGATTGAGTGACTTTAATGCTGCGCCTGATAAGAGACTGCCACCTGCCGCCGCGCTGCCTTGAATCCCGTCCATGCCTTGCTGTTTTCTAAACTCATAGCTAGGGTCTGCTTGGAAGTCATCTAGCGATAAGCCGCCCGTATATTTGCCGTTATCATAGTTGCTCTGAATATTGTCGCGTGTCGTATCATCAAAGCGATTGGCTGATACCGTAGGCGCTACCGTATTGCCAAAGTTACCGACTTGGCTTGCATTGATACCGCCCGCCTGTACGTTGCCTTGTGTGTTTAAATTACCGATACCTGATTGCAGCTTGCCGCTATACTGGTCTTTGAATGACTTTGTAGGATTGTTGAGATAGTCGTTTAGACCACCAACTGCATTTTGTCCCGCTTGAAGCCACGGTAATTGGTCTTGTCGCACTTGCCCCATTGCGTTCTGTATAAGCTCCGCGTTGCTCATGCTCATGTCTATCTGATTTTGCCCGCCTTGCGTTGCTGCGTTTGCTTGCGTCTTACCTGTAATGCCATTCCAAGCATCTTTTATGAATCCCATGTCACACCTCGCAAAAGTAAAGCCTTTCTAACGGCTTAAAATTATTATTAGTTAAGAATTTATCAATCGGGTGGCTGTCACGGCTTGATACATACCAGTAGTCAACGCCCATGCACTTTAGCCTTAGTTTTATGCCTTTGATAAAGTAGCTGCTATTACCTCTATATTCAGGCTTAACCCATACCACATCGGTTGAGGCATCAAGTATTGATTGATTGCGTAGTGATGGGCTAACAAAAAGCAGCGCCACGCCTTTGATGGTATCGCCATCCGCCCATATAAACGGCTTTAACACACCCATCTCGTCAAGCTCAGTATAGCGATCTACTGGAATATCTACTTTTTGCGGCTCTAGGTGCAACATATCCATCATCATTGAGGTTATGTCTTTTTGATAATCGGCAAATTTAACTTGTTTTATCATGGTGCGCTCGGTGTTTGGGCTTGCTCTATCTTGTCGATAATACGCGTCAATTCATTAAAGAATATTAGCCACTCAGTTGTTACGCGCCCTGAATCATCAATAATAGGCGATACTGGGATATTAATTTTCATTAGCTCACCTCAAGCTCTGCACCTATGATTGTTAGGTCTGTGGCATCTGTTAAACGGAAGCGATAAGCCCTATTGCGACTAGCGCCAAGCCTTGTCCAGAACGTGCGATATTGGTACTGACCTTGCTTGCCAAGACCGCGCCAACGAGTGTCTGACCACGTTACACCGTCATTATCTGACCATGACATCATAACTTGCGGATTTAGTAAGCTGCTGCTACTCGTTCCTTGCTGTGCTAATAGTGTTAATCTGTGATGACGAACTACGCCTAGCGTTCTATTGGTAGCGTGAACCGTGCGCTCCCTGACCTGTGGTAGCACCTCGTCACCGATTCTATCCACACCGCCATCACCTAAACCCATGAGTAACGCTTTGTCGCTATGGCTAAAGATATGCTTGCCTCTGTGCATCACATGGTGCTTGGCAGGGTGTGCTAAAAACTTACCATTCTTAAAGATAGCGCGTTCATGCCATAAACTTGTTGACGTATCGAATACCCATGTTTTGTTAGCTTTAGGGAACGTCAATACATAGAAGCTATGCCCTGCTTCTTGATAGATATAGGCGCTTGCATCTGCTTTGTTGTAGCGTCGCAGTTCTTTTTCTAGCGCGTGATTACTAATTCGCTGTAATTGATAGCCTTGCGACATAACGATTTGAGAATCACCACTATCGGTATTGACTAGCCAGATTAACGATTCGCCTAGCTGTGCAATGGTCTGTGGCTGCAAACAACCTGCACCGATAACCACACCCTGAACGGGTGCAAACGGCAAGTCTTTATCGCCTGTTGCGTACCATATTTCAGTAGTCGTTTCGCCAAATACCCATAGTTGCTTTTGATGAGCTTTGATAGCGGTTACATTATCAGGACTTGCTTCGGCTGTTGCATAACTGAGCGCGTCAATATCGGTTGATAGTACGTCTGACCAGAAGATTTGACCACTATCGCGCCTATTGAATATAAATCGCTGTGCTAGTGTGGTGACATCATCAGCGGGGTATAACAGGCTTTCACCGTAGGGCTGCCACTGCTCTGTTTGCATGTCTAGCGTGTAAACTACGTTATCACTAACAAAACACGCGTAACGGCTGTTTTCAGCAATGATAATCGGCTTTGTACCTTCGACATAAATATCGGGTATCTTCTCAAAGATTTCATTCAATCGGTATAAGTCGTTACCGAATACCGCGTAAACCATACCGTTTGACAGTGCTGCCATACCGCGACAAGGTGAGTTATCCTGTGCGTCATACAGCGTTGTTATTGATGGGGTGGACAGTAAGGCGCTAGGTGATTTTTGGCTACCTTGTGCGCCCTCTGCGTAGAGATTAATGCAAGTCTGAATGTCAATGACGGTCTTATCATCAGCATAAGAGCCGCCAACCATCGGCAAGTTAATTCGAGGCATAAAAATCACCTCCTTTACCGTGTGATAAGTCGGATTCTTTGATTAGCATTACACCATTAGATAGTTTTAATGCGGCTAATGCGCTTTGATGCGAGCGCATAACCGAACCTGACGGCTCAATACCGTAATCAGCGCCTAACTCGATAGCTAAGCCCGTAATCACCACACGATTGAGATTGCTCGTTAATAGCACCTCGTCATGTGGTTTTAGTGGCAATTCAAGCGTAATAGGCAAGCGCATTAACGGCTGTAGTCTGTACTGTTCAAGCAAGTCATTAAGGACACGTAACGCTGGGATTGCATCATCGGCGGGCACTTCTTCACCTGTTGCGTAAACACCTAAGCGCGTTAATGCTGCTCGAATAATCTCAGTCGCTTTCATAATTTACTCGCTATCGTTGGCTTTCTTGATTAACTCACTCTTACTGTCGCGCTTGTTATAGTCGATATTGCGCTGCTCTAGTAGTTTTTGCAGCTCAGCATTGGTCATTTCGTCATAACTGACCACGCCATCACCGTTTACGTCTTTGGTTTCTTCGTAGATTGCGAGCTTGGCTTTTAAATCGGTAATTTCTTTGTCTTTGACTTCGATTGCGCCCTCTAACAGCTCGATATGTTCGTAGGCTTCTGCTAGTTGGTCGGCGTTGTCATCGGTTTTAATGGCTTGTTTCTTTGGCTCAATCCTCACCGCTTCCGCATGAGTAACATAACCTTTTGCTTTGAGCGCATCGGCTTCATCTTCGTCATGTGCAATGGCGTGACTGTCTAAGCCGCCAAGATATAGCATTACTGGATAATCTTTCATTTCGTACTCCATAGATAAATAAAAAAGACGCACAACCGAAGTCATGCGCCTTGCTTAATGTTATTTGCCTACGGTGCTAAGACACGCGCTGCATGGTTGCCACGGACAGTAGCGAAACCATACAAGACATCAATACGAGTACCTTCTGTATCTTGGATAAAGTTACCGCCTGATTGCACACGTAACGCCATTGTTGAGGCATTAACTGTGTAACCGTCAAGACCTGCCAACACTTTCATTGGTGCAAATGCTGCGGCAAATGCGTCTTTTTGGAAGCATAATGCTTGCTCAATCAATGCGTCGCTGTCCATAACAAACGTAATGGCCGCGCTTGCTGCCGGACTTGCGGTAACAGTGGCGTTGGCTTTTAACTGACTTGCAACGGTTGCTGGGGTGATTTCAGGATAGATTTTCAGCGTTGCAGTCGTACCGCCCGCCGTTACATCTTCCAAGACCACAAATTGCAATGGTACGCTGTACGTTTGGCGCGTGATTGGGTGGATTTGCTCAACCCCTGCAATTGTGAATACTTCGCCGCGCTTGATGGTTTGACCATTGGTCACGCCGCCTACGGTTAATGTGTCACCTGTTTGACTTGCACCTTCAACGGTCATTCCAGTCTTACCATGTGAACCGGTCAACTGACGGTAAATATGCTCAGATTCGACAAACTCAAAGCCGCGACTACGACCGATATAACCCTCTTTCCACTGTTTAGCGATTTCAGCGGTAGGATTGAACAATGTACCTGCTGGATCAACAATGCGGTTGGTTAGCTCAGATGACAGCATTGACATACGGTCACTTGATGGTGCTAATGCACGATTCAGCATAGTGCGAGCGCGTCCCCATGCGGCTGTTGGGTGTGCTTCACTGGCTTTCATCAACGCCATGTTGTTGACTGACACGATAGCACGTTGCAGCAAATCAGCATCGATAGACGTTGCTAGTGAGTTAATGGCAGGCTGCAAAAAGCGTGTTTTGAAGTCTGTCATGTTCAGCGTTAATTCTGCTGCACCAAACTCTAAACCAACGTGCTTTTGCGTGTCAATCTTTAGCAGGACTGACTTTTCTTGCGCGTTCTCGTCAGCATCGGCAGACTTGAACACATGACCCTCAGTTACGATAGGCGTTGGCGGAATACGAATACGCACACTATCACCGACTTTATAGCCTTGCGTGTCTTTGTTAAATTCTTTCTCACGATTGCGATTAATCGCTTTGATAAACTGCGATTCTTCAACCAACATTGCAGCCGCTTCTTTTGCGACCATTTCATGGGTTAAGATTTTGTTGCTGGTGTTTTCACTGTAGTTTTTAGCCATTTTATATCTCTCTTAGTTATAAACCTCGCGACCGCAGAAAGTCATCGTCTGACTGACTGTAAATGTCACGTTTAATAGGTGCGTTTGCATTGGTATGATTGGGTGGTTTTGGTGCTTTACTCTGTCTTACGGCTTTTGAAGTACCTTTACGAGCTTGTATCTGTGCGTGAATGCGTCCAAATTCAGCGTATTGCTTGGCTTGTGGCATGTCTGCGATTTCGTAATACAAGTCATGGTCTGCTGCAACGTGTTCCAAAATATCCATCAAGTCATCGCCTTGGTACAACTCACTAGGGTCGGCTTGAATCGGCTTATCTTGCATAAGCTCAGATAATTGTTGAAAGTTCTCTTTAAACTCAGGATTAGCTTTAAATCGTGCGTTAAAAGTATCGACAATCTCAGCATTGCGCTGTTCTTGCTGTTTTGCTTGCTCACGTTGCTGTAGGCGTTGGTCAAGTTTCCAGTCTTGATGCTTTTCTTCATACTCTGCTTGTGCGGCAAAGTAATCATCTAGCCCGTTCTCAAGGTCGTAGTCCTCGATATTTGGCTTAACTGGTGCGCCGTCACTGTTAGCCGTTTGTTTTTGCTGCTGTGACTGTTGGCGTAATTGCTCAAGCTCTGCTTCATACGCTTTCTTCTCAGCGACTAGCTGCTTGATGCGCTCACTTGCTCGACCGCCTTTCTTTTCGGGTTCAGGTTCAGCATCAGAGTCATCGTTTGATTCATCGTCTGCATCATCATTACCTTGCGTCTGCTCGTCCTGTTCGACTTCATCGGTTTCAACTGGTTCTGCTTGCGCTTCATCATTTGTCACCGCCTCTGTTGGCTCAGGTGCTTCGCTTACTTCTTCGACTGTGGTATCAAAAGCCATTTTTTTACTCTCCATTTACGCATGTTGTGCGAGGTTTACGTCACTAAGCGCAGTAATCCCAATCGTGACGGCATTGGGCTGCGAGGTTAAATCGTAGGCATTAAAAAAGCCCACCGAAGTGAGCTTGATTTGTTTAGTTTAATTAATCTTTACTTTCTAATGAGCGTCGCATTAACGTAGCCATCAAGTGATTGTGGTCATTCTCATCACTAAGAGGTGCATCAATGTTGTGATTATCGCTATCTGTTGGGTAGTCATCAAAATTAACATTAGGTACAAACCTGCTTTTGGCGCAATCTCTATTACCAAGGTGCTTATCAGATAATCCCATACTTTCGTTAATAGACTTTTTTGTACGCTCTATCAACGTATCAAAGTCAGCGCCGTGTGTAGGGTCTTGAGTGTGCAACTCATACTCATCGCGTCTCTTTCTGCTTAACCACTCGCGCGCTGTTGTCGGCTCGCTTTCTTTCATAGGCTTATCAATAAACGTACGCATTTTCACTAATTGACTGTCATCCATAATTAACCCCTTGTTTTGATAGAGTTATTATAGCATTTATCTAGGCATTATCGTCTTTTTTACGCCGCTTTGAGTTAATAACCAATACTATATCGACTAGCAGTGTGATAGCTCTAATCAGTCTTTGTCGTTTGTTCATCGTCGACCTCAATCATCAACTAAAATTATGTATCGGCGTATTTACTGTAATGCTGTGCTTATCAAGTAAGTCGTTAGCAGTACGCAGTCTTAAATCAACGTGCCACTTATCACTAATGATAGTTACGACTGGCTCAGCATCAGGATTAGCCTCATCATAAGCATAGTGCTTAATCTGCCCTATGTCGTAACGCACGTACTGACTTGGGTGTAAGTCATTAGTCACTTGCCCGATAACTTCATTCGCTTGCTGCTCTGTATCAAATCTCAATCTATAGTCTTTCATCAGTTAATCTCCAATGAGCGAATGCGACCGTAACCGCTATGTACTAGCTGACCTGCTACGATAGATAGCGATAATGTGCTATCCCAATCACCTGTTACTGTTGTGCCTGTGATTTTGGTTTGCAGAAAGTCAGCAGGGCGTGTTACTGGCGTTGTGGTTGTAGGTATGTAACTACTACAAATAATCCCATTCTCTACTTGTAAGTGCGCCCATGTGGTGTTTATATGGCTATCAAAGGTGTTTTTCATAGCCCTAAATTGTAATTGCACAGTTCCTACCCCATTTCCCTTTATCCCGTTGAAAGCATATAGATTACTAACTTGAGGCGCAATATTGAAAATCATATCACCTTGATTGGAGTGGATAATTAACGTATCTGACGTACTATTGTTTCTGACTTTTGCTTGTAATGATAAAAACTCCCCTTGCTTAGGCGTATAAGGGTGCATATAGGTAGCTCGTAAACCTGCGTAAGTAGCGGTAGTGGCAGTAGATACAATTTTATTTGCGTCTACAATACCGAATTTACTTAGAGTGTCTACGCTGTTTATAAGAGTGCTCGAATATGGTTTTACAGTAGCACTGTCATTACTTCCAATAACGTGATTAGTCGCACTCTGCTCAATCAACAACCCATCATCAAGCCTAGGTACATCAGCCGCATATTCTTGCAAACCTGTCTCTTTAACGAGCCATGCTTTACCTGCGCGAGTAAATGTAAACAGGTCTGCAAACGTCTTAGCTGCACCGTTTGCTTTGTATGTCCCTGTGGTAAAGTCTGCGCTTAGCTTAGAGCTGCTTTCGCCAAAGCCATAGGTCTTAATACCAAAGCTCGGTCTATCAAAGCCGAAATACTGCATGATAGCTCCTTACTTAACAATGCTGATTGCTATAGTATCATTACGCACATAACTATCAGACAATCGACACCAAACGGCAGTTTTATAAGCGAGTGTGACCGGCTCACTAATGCGTAGGAATAAACCGGCATCAGTCGTTGGTGCTGTCGCGCTGATTGAAAATTGAAACTGCTCATTGCTGTTTGCTTGTACCGTGCAATCGCCATCACTGATTTTTACCCAGTTTTTAGACATACTTACTTTTGTAGTATCTGCCATTTTTAATAGCCTTCTATTGGTGGTTGTTGCATATCATCAGGCATCTGCTCAAATTCATCTTGCGGCATATCGCCCATTGGCATCTGCTCAGGTATGACAGGCTGCTGCTCATCAAATCCTTGCTCGGGCATCATCATGTCATCAGGCATTGGCTCAGGCTGTGGCTGCATTGGCTCATCATTAGACGTGTAGCTGTCTAAGTCCTCACCTTGCGTTGACCAGTCTTGCGGTGCGTTCTGCATTTCTGCCATCGCTTGCTGTAGGTCTGCTGTACGCTCCAAGATGGTTTGCAGCACACTGCTAAACGCTTTAACTTCCTCTTGGTCAGTACGACCTGACTCACGTATCTTAGCCGCTTCAATCATTGCGTCTGCTTTGATCTCTTCTTTTAAGACTTCAAGCTCTCGGTCTGCTGACTTATCCTGTAGCTCTTGTGACATTTGCTGTAATGCTTGCTCGGCTTGCTGCATTTGCTGCTGCATCTGTTGTATCTGCTGCTGCAACTCAGGCGGCATTTCTGGCGCATCTTCGTCTTGCTCTTGTAGCTGTGGCGGTAACAGCGCCTTTAATCGCTCAGATATTTTATCTGCATCTGGGAAGTCAAACGCCTTGATAATCAAATCGCCTGATACTTCCATTAATTGCGGATAAGCCCTGCCAAGCTCAATCAACACTTCCCGCGCTTCTTCACGCTGCGTATTGTAGTCTGCACCCGCTGCGATACGAATATCATAGCGACCGACTGTTACATCGTTGAATAAGCCGTTAATACCAATCTCAGCGCCTTCTAACTCTTTTTGGTACTTCTGCGCTAGTGGTGATTCTTGTGGTGTGTTAATGACCATTGTTTTATAGACAACATCGTCTTGCGTTATGCGTAACACACGAGGCGTATCGTAGATATGTGGAATCATCGACAAGATAACGCGCCCTGCATGTTCATAACTGCGCTTGAAATTATCCAAGAAATGGAAGTTAGCTTGGTCGCCCTGACGTTGACGCGCCATGATAGCTTTACCACTGGTTTCATTGCCTTGTGCGCCAAGACTTGCATCATGAATACCTGTTGTTGCCTTGATTTCATCACTAGCCGTTAAGGTTTCACGCATTAAATCAGGCGAACCCTGATAAACATCAGCTAAGAATGGGGGTGCAAAACCTTGACCGTTTTCATCTGTTGAGCGATACGGTAAGAATTGAATATTAGGGTTTGTACTTGCTTGCCCCCAATGTGCCTCATAACCCTCAATCGCTCTAGGGTCAGCAACCCACGGTCTGTTCATTGACTTGTGAAGCTGTTCTGCTTGTGCTGTGCGAGCATAGTTGTAGAGTATCTGCGGGTCTTTAGCGTTGGTTATCATTGACAGCCAATAACGCTTATTTTCAACCCACTGTTCATCGCCAACCACTAAGATAATCGGGATATAATCCGCCTTAATCTCGGTCTGCTCAAGGATTGCATCACGCGAGCACTTGTACCACATGATTTTCTTGGTCTGTGTCTTGCGCTCATCAATTATCTGTAAATCAGGGTCGCCCTCGTACTCGTCAACCTTAGACTTTAGTAGTGTTTGACCGTCTGCGAGTAAGTAGAGCGTGTCTTGCTCGTACTCAATACGATAGTATTCAGCAACAAAGACGGTATCTTCTGACTGCCAATCTTCAAACTCACTGTAATCATCTGCACTTACAGCTTCTTCATTTGGGTATTGGCGCTTAAACTCCGCCTTGCTCATCCATTCGCCTGTGATAGCTTCGGTTGCATCACTACCCATCGGACACTTAATCTCAGGCGATAAGTGAGTGCTTTGCGGGTTCTCAATACGCTTAACTTTAATGTCTTGGTTAAAGCTCGTACCGCTTTCATACTCGGTAGTAATGCGCCAAAAACCAAAGCCGCCCATCACAGCGCGTTCATAAGCCCAGTCTGTTGCTACATCTGCTCGGCTTGATTTGAGCACGTACTCAAGCATAGAGTCTTGAATGTCAGCCTTACTTACATCGGTATCATCAACCGGAATGGCGTTAAGCGTCATCTTGTTGGCGCGTAATGCGTTCACCTGCTGCTTAACAAACGGCATTATCTTATTGATTGATAGGCAAGGTCTGCCAGCATCAGCGCGGGCTTTACGTGCTTTCTCGTCCCACTGAGCTTCTTTATTGACACAAAAATCTATATCTTCAGCGGCTTGGTCATAAATATCTTGCCAATACTCTTGAGCGCGCCGTCTAAAATCTCGCATTGACTGCAAGACATCATCGTTTTTATCTGTTTTATTAGTCATTGCGTATCTCTTTAGCCTTGCCACCCGCCGCTAGGCAGTGGAATATGAACTTTCGGTTGTTTCTTAATTACCATGCGGTCAACTGACAGCGCGACATAACGCAAAGCATCGGCAGCATGACTTGCCCAATCGTGAACTGGTCTTGGCTTAAACTCTTGCATCTTGTCGTTATATTCGCGTCTATAGTTTTGGACACACTCAATACCGCGAGCGCACTTCCTTTCATCAATCCACACTTGTTTGAGTAGTCGTCTTGTCGCATCAATACCATCATCAATAGATATATTGGTCACGGTAGTAAAGTCGATGCCCATTGTTTTGGCTGTCTCAAGCCTTGACTTGCCACTTGTAAACTCGCGCACTTTAATATCGTGAGGTGCAAAGTGACCGCCATAGTCGTAACCTTTTGACTTAATGAGCTTTATGTAATGGTCGATACCCTCACCGTTCGCCTCGTAGTAATCCACTAGACGCGGCTCTTTACCGTAAACTTGCACAAACCATATAACGGTTGAATCGCTTACGCCTAAATCCCATACGGTATAAACGGGCAATATGTCATCGACTGGCACACTTGTTATACGTCCATCGGCTCGCATCTTATGCAGCTCGTCTTTGTAGATAGCACCATCAGCGACGAGCTTTGGCTGTCCATCATAAATATTAAGCCATTGGTCGTACTCGTCACGCCTCATGTTTTCAGCTAAACGCATAATCTCAGGTGGGCAATGTTTGTTGTCTGTGTAGTTGACACGAATCAGCGTTACATCGTCACGCTTACCATCAAGCGTAGGTTGTATGTAATCAGCCCACACAGCATCAGTAAGCAAGTATGGGTTAAGCGACATAATCACTTGGCAATCTGCTGTCCTGACCACTGTAGGGATTAATATATCTAATGATCGCTTACTAACTGTCTGCGCTTCTTCAATCCAAGTGCGGTTACAGCCCTCAAAGGATTTAATCGTGTCGCTAGTGTGCTCAAGCAATCCGCTATAGATAAACAATGTGCCATTCACACCGCGTATCTCAGTCTCTAAGACGTTATAAAACTGTCCTAAATTCCAACGCTTGATGCGGTCTTTGAATAATTGATGGACTGATTGTTTAATCGACTTCTGCACTTCACGGCAACATAGGTTGCGATTGACGTTCTTAATACCATCGAATAGCAGGTAGTCTGCAATCTCCCAAGACTTGCCGCCACCGCGACCGCCGTACAAGACACAAAAAAGCCGCTCACGTAAGTAAAGCGGCTGAAAGATTGCGGATTTCTCCTCTGCGATATTCATTATTTGAATGAAATATCAATACTGATACTTCCCTCGCTTTTGACTTCTGACTTATCAATCAAGAAGCCTAGTATTTTAGCCTTACCCATAGTAGCGGATACCATTGGCGCGGCTGTAGCCTCCGCCTTAGCAACCTGCCTTGCTTCTTCTAGCTCTTTGATTGCATCGTCTATTGTCCAATCATGGCGCTCTCTGTGCTCGCCTCGTAGCTCTTTGATGCGACTATCTATATGAGGTTCTTTTACTAGCTCGCTCGCTCTACGTGCAATCGTGTTTGACTTCATCTTATCGGCGGTATAGCTCTTTCTGTATGCTTCACTGGCGTTATTCAGCTCAACGCATAACTGGCAAAACTTCTCTTGCTTATCAGTGAGCTTCTTATCGTTATTCATGCTCACCTCCGTAAGCTTTAAACAGTTAGTATCTCTGCCGCTCTACCTGCGTCAATATCGGGCGCAATCTCTAGCGTGTCATCAATAAATTGCAATTCACTATCGTTCTCAAACTCGCTTGCTGACCACCCTATATGACTTCCGTCTTTATCTAAAATATTAAAACCCATGATTATCTCCTAAGCGGGTGGAATCCATAGCTCAGCGTAAACTTGTGCGTCGCTATTTATTCCTTTAAATGTCGCGCCATTAAACGATATTGCATCTAAATTATCTAGCGTTGTAGGTCTATAGCTAGTGCCTTTTGCCGCTGCTAATATGCTGTTTGGGTGAGTGATGCTTGATATACCTGTGGAGGTGTTGTTGTACCAACCTAAGCTAGCAAACACAAATCCTGCGGGACTTGCAACTGCTGCGTTGATGTTGCTCATATCCGCATTTGAGATTTTAGGCTCAGAGATTCCAGCTTGCTTAGTCCAACTCGTCTTGACTGTGTTATAAATCGCTACACGGCTTACTTGTAATATCTCGTTACTGCTCATCAATGCGTTACGTGCAGATGTTGACTTGACGATGGCAGATAGCGCTAAGCTTGAAGCTGCTACTGCTGTCATAGCTAAGCTTGAAGCTGCTACTGCTGTCATTGCTACACTTGACGCTGCAATCCTTGTCATCGCTACGCCTTTTGTCGATAGTACGCTCATAATATCGCCATTATTCGCAACCCATGCCATGCGCTCAGGTATTTCAATCAATTGCTCAAAAAACGTAATGTTTTGAGTCAACCATAAATCACGGTCTAGCGCATTAACAAACTCATACATTTTTTCTTTGTACTGCAATTCAGGGTTAAACTGATTACTAAAGTTTTGAATAACACTGAACATTACGTCGTTAACTGCAATCTCTGCGGCTGTAAAGCGTCTTGTTATTTCAGCTTCTAGTAGCGTAGGGAAAGTAGGCAGAGCTTCGGGTGCGCTGCGATAAAGTAAGCACAACTCAATCAACCTTTTATCCGCTACCGTCGTTAAATCCACGCTCAGCTTTGTGGCAATTTCAGCCTCTTGCTCTACTGTTAAAGACATTCTATAACCCCGCCAATGCTAGTATTCTAATTTCGGACAATTCTTCATCAAGATTCTGCATTGCTGCGTTGATACCTATGTCGATAGCGTCTTGTATCTCACTTAACGAACCTGCACCATCAATACCCTTATCACCTTTGTCACCCTTATCGCCTTTTAGTGCTGCCAACTGAGGTGAAGTAAAATCAGCGTAAACAAAAGCGTCGCCTGTTAATCCTGTATCGCCCTTTTCGCCTTTATCGCCTTTCAACCCTCGCTCACCACGTTCACCTTTTAGTGCTGCGAGCTGTGGCGCTGTAAAGTCGGAGTAAATAAAAGAATCACCCTTTTCGCCTTTGATATTGCCAGCATCGACAAACTGACTGGTGGTAGCTGACCAGACGTAAAGATTGCCATTAATAAGATATGCGTCATTGGTATTACCTGTGCTTGGTAATTCTGCGACTGAGCTTAATGAGCCTACAACGTTTATTCCAGCGCCTTGCTTACCAGTGTCGCCCTTGTCGCCTTTCTCGCCTGTAGCTCCAGTATCGCCTTTTAACCCTTGTTCTCCACGCTCACCTGTTAAACCAGTAGCACCTTGAATACCTCGCTCGCCGCGTTCACCTGTTAAGCCTCGCTCACCTTTAGCTCCAGTGTCGCCTTTCTCACCGCGATCACCTTTCTCGCCTTTTGCTAAACTAAGCTTGTAAGGGTCTGAGTTATCACTGCCGACTGCGTAGGTTTTTGATAAGCTAGACTTATAAAGGTCTGACAGCTCGCTATCAACTGCATAAATCTTAGTCATTTCAAGCCCTTAGTTAAGTCGATAGCCGTTTTCTAGCCGTCCATGATAAAAAAGCCCGTCATAATCAAATACGGGCAAACTATTTCAATCTATCCATCTTATCAATAACAGCTTGTGCGCCTTTATAACCACGCTTGGCTCGTTTACTCATAAAGTCATACCAGTAATCAGCGCCTTGCTGTCTATTCGTTCGGTTGCACTCTT